CATCCTCTTTCATTTTGACCATAATCATATTATTAGTTGCTGGTCCTAATGCAGCTCCAAAGACTTCCATAGCACCACCTATGCCGCTTTTATTTGTTTTTCCTGTAAGAAGACCTGATGCTAAGTTTGTTAAAAATACTAAATTAGCATTTGAACCTTTACCTTTTCTCATATCTTCAACCATTTTTTGTGCTTCATCTAATTGTAATTTAAGTGCACTTCCTGCTCCAATGGTAGATTTATCAGGATCTCCCTTACCTTTAGGAACATCGTCTTGATTATCTATCGTAGGTGCACCTTCAACTTTTGGTGCCTCTGGTTGTGGTAATGTTTTTTCTCTAGCTACAGCACTTGCAGTATCCCCAGCTCTACCACTATTAGCTTCAACTGCATTCTCTGCAATTTTAGCAGTATCAATTTTTTTCTCTTTACCAAACTTAGTTACATTGTCTGGCTCAGTTGCTATGTCAGTTTCTTTTTGTTTATAAAATTTAGAACCTGGTCTACCTGATCCAGGATTAGGTATTGTAGTTTTAGTCTTCTTAGATATTTCATCTACCACTTCAGGTTTGAAATCACCAAACAAATCTGAATCAGATAAACCATCACCAAAATAACTAAAAGCTTTTGCCTCTTGTTCGTTTTTAAAAGCTTCATACTCTTTTGGAGACATAGCTTTTATTCTTTTTCTTTCTTTAATACCTGCTTTGACTAGTTCACCTGTTCCGTATCCAATACCAAGAGCTAAGGTTGCAGGTAAGAAACCTGATGATAATGCTGCTGGTGCATATCGTAATGCTAATGAATTTAAACCAAGACCAGCACCAATATTAGTAGCCTCTCTTAAGTACGGATTATTAATTTTTCCTCCTATGGTCGAATCACTTAAACCATAACCAAATCCAAATGCTGGAGTTCCAATAGCTCTTAATCCTCTTTTAAATATACCAGGTCTTACAGCTGGAGGTGGTGGAGGTGTATAAGATTGACCAACCATTATACCTGTTTGTGCTGTAATAGGTTTGAGATGACCTTTTTTTAATGCTTCTTTTCTAAAAATAGGACGGTTTAATATTTTGTTTATTGACATTTAACCTCCTATTAATTTTGTTGCATACCTTGATAAGCTGCGAATGCTCCTATACCTGTACCTGCTGCTTGTGCTAACGGACTTGTAGTTGGAGCTGTACCCATCGTTAATCCTGATTGTGTTTTAGGTCCAGCAGCATACAAGTTAGCCAAGAACTCAGCTCTTTGGTATGGTTCATACTGTTGTTGTAATGTTGATTGTCTTTGTGCATCGAGAGCAGATTGAGCTAATTGTCTTTGAACCCCACCTGCACCTAATAATTGATTAATATCTTGTTGAGCCATTCCTTGTTGAAGCTGACCTAGCTGACCTAATTGTTGACCTGCTGATAAACCAACTTGCTGTTGTCTTTGTGCAGCACCTAATGCTGTATTAAAACCTTGAGCCTGTGCTCTACCCATTGCATCTAAAGTTCTGTTCTGTAATTCAGCTTGTTGAACACCTTCTCTTCCGCCACCAAATGCACCAGCTCTTACTGCGTTAGCTGCTAATTGGTTTGACATAATTCCTGATTGTCTTGCTATCTCATCTGTCACGTAAGATTGATAAGGATTTAAGTATTGTGCTATTTGACTTGCACCGATAGGAGCTGCCGCTCCTGTAATTTGCCCTATACCGGAACCAACCGTACCTGCTCCAACACCTGTTGTACCTGCAGCAGTCATTCCTAATTGTTCTAAACCAGATAATGGTGCTACTTGAACATCAGGTAAATTGATTGGCTGTTGCGCTACCTGACGCGCAATGTCCATCAACTCTATCTTTCGTTCCTCTATACCGGGAGCTTCACGAACAAAAGATGTAGTTGATGATGGTGTCGATGGTTGTGATGATCTTCCGCCTCCTAAAAAACTCATATTAAATCCATTTCTCTAGTTGTACATGTTTCTTTTTCCAGCCCCACTTTTTAGAAACTTTCTCCCAACCGGGTCTGGCCATTATACTAAGTCTTTTACATTTATTGACTGTAGCAAAATCTGTTACGCATTGTATAAGAGAATCTTCCCAAAGATCTCTTCTCTTACCTGTGCAAATTAATATTTCGTATTGAAGATAGTTTGGCATTTCTGCAATACGCCCAACACAAATACCAAATACTTTGTTTTCCTCTAGCTCATCAGATCCAAACATAATCCAACATTGCATAGAATCTTTTTTTAAGTTCTCCATAACCCAAGATGGATCTGCATACTTACCAGAAAATACTAAAGCCTCTGCCACCATGAACTCAGCTAGTGGCCAAAACTTTTCAATGTCTTTTGGCTCTAATGGTAATATGCTTACTAGGGGTTTAATTTTTTTTTGTGCTGTCGCCATTTTTCTCCTTCAATAAATCAAATACACGTTTGTATCTAGCTTGTTGTTCGTAGAAATATTTGGCACCTTTTTCTCTTAGATCTTTCATACTATTTGGATTTCCACCAGCTATGATTCCAGCACCTAACACTCCATCTGCTCTTGTTACAAACTCACCGTCTGCTAATTGAGCTAACATTGTATCCTCGTCTTTATCACCGACTCCTGCTCCATCTTCTACATATCCCGTTGCTCTAACATAATTAGTTGCATCGTTTTCGTCATGTGAAACTTTTGATGGAAGATAGTTAACACCACCTTCATTAAATTTTTGTATCTCCGCTATACCACCTGTTCTAAGTCTTTGAACATTCATAGAGTAAGGACCAAATCTTCTGTCATCTTTACCTTGTTCCTCAGGTGCATAAACTTTTTCATATTGTTTTTCTTGTCCTGTAGCAGGATCTATGTATGTGTAACCTGGTCTTTGTTTTTGTAATTCTAAATAACTCATATTGTAACCTGGAGAATATATATCAGTTGGTTGATTATCAAATGCGCCTGCTGCATATAATGTAGCTGCTAATGCTCCAGATACTTTTGCTGGGTTGTAAACCATATTACCCTTATCATTTTCTGATTTTAAAATATCAAGTAATGATCCACCACCTTCAGATGGTGCTCTGTAATTTGGATTAGGAACTAACGCACCACCAGTTCCTTTATCTGTTCCTAAAAATTTTGGATTTGCATTTGCTACTGTTGATCTTGTAAAATTTGACATGCCAGGTATCTGTGATATTCCAGGTATGTTTGTGAACGTTGGAACAGTAGAACCAAAACCTGCACGTTGTGCAAAACCACCAGCTTGACCTAAATTATATCCACCGTAAGCACCGATAGCTCCTCCTAATATTCTGCCAAGACCAGATGCTCCTGAATCCTTTGCACCTTGATATCCTTGATAACCTCCGTAGGCTGCTAATGCGTAGGGTAAGAATTGTAACATTTAGTATATTTCTCCTATAAAAGATCTTTAATGTAGAATATTACCATTTTACTTAGGTAATATCAACTCGTCAGCGAAACGCCCTTCATACTGATGTTCACCTATATGAGCAATAGGATCGTCAATAAAGGCGAAACATTGACCACCTATATCTCTCCATAACTTACAAAAAGCAAAGTCTTCTCCAAGATATGTTTTTTCTACAGGATCATGTAAGCAATCAAAGAAGTTCCACATGTGCGGTTTAGTTACATATTTACCGTTAATAACAGTCTTTTGAACAATAGCTTTATCAGGATACTTTTGTATTAGTTTAGAAAACACACCTCTCTTAATTAACATACATCCAGTTGGGCTGTGTGTTACTTCAATGACTCCATTCTCTACTGTAATATCTTTCTCATTTAATACTTTCATTGGATATAGATTTGACCATTTTTGTATATCTTGAGATGTCTTGATCTCACCTTTTTTAAATTTATCAAAAACTTTATTATGAGCTAACGTCTTCAAAGGATAAGGTATTGATATCACATCCTTATCTCTCTGTATCATTTTAAAAATTGACTCTGCATTAAACAATATATCTGAATCTACAAATAGCATATGTGTATAATCTGATTCTAAAAAGCTTGAAACACAAAGGTTTCTACCTTGAGTCACTAGTGATGACTTCATGATTGCAAAGGTTACATCTACATTTCTTTTAATACATAACTGTTGGAATTCAAGTAAGCCTTGTGTGTAATGAATAGAACATTGATCGTGTACAGGTGTAGCAACAAATATTGAGTACGGTGCTTTATTTAATTTTAGTTTGACTTGTTCGGTGTCCGTTTTCCACATTGGTGCAAGAGCAGCAACTTGGTCAGGTATCTTTGGTCTAGGCTTTACGCTCACTCAGTGCTCCTCTCAAGAAACTTTCCCATTCTGCACCCTTCTTTTTCCAATTGTAAAATCTTTTGTAAAACTTTTGTTGTTCCTCAAGATGTTCTTGTATGTGATCCTCATGTAAATATTGTGATGCAACCTTAATAGCTACTGCTGTGTCTTTTGCCATCTGTAGGTAGTTATCAGAATAGTTGACATATACAGGCCACTCAGCACATGTTTCGTACAGTGCACCATAATTGTTTGTAATCACATGCACTCCTGCAGCTAAAGCCTCAAGAGCTGATGCACAAAAAGTTTCTTCAAATATACTAGGGTAAACATACAAATCATAATCAGTCATGTGTTCTAGAATGTATTCATTTGGTTTATAACCAATGTAATTCACATTAGGTAATTTTTCTGCTTGAGCATATAATGCTTTGAATTGATCATCATTGTTATGTTTAAATGAGTCACCATAAACTTGTGTAGAGCTGTAG